CCTACGCACCACACGAGGTGATGAAAAATTATCCTAAATACCTGCATAAACTCGGCGTTAGTTTCAGGTTGCCAGTTTTGGATATGTCAACACAGGATATTTTCGATATTTTGGATGGAGAACAAAACCCTCTTTATGCGCAAGGGTTTGATCGAGTTGGTTGTTTCCCATGCCTTGCGTCCGGCGATTATTGGAAGCAAAAAGCGTTTATTCACGATGAATTCGGCAGATCACAGCGGCTTATCGTCGCAGACATAGAAGTAAAGATAAAAAAATCGTGCTTTCGCAGCAAAAATGCATTAATGCGAGAAAACAAGAACAACTCCGATTTATTCACCGGGTGTGCGATGTGTGCGATTTGAAAAAGAAAATCAAAATTACCGACGCGGATAGCCTAAACCGCACCATTGATGCGTTGCGGAGTATTGATGTTCGCCCGTTGATCGTCACGATAGAGCGAGAAACGAAAAAGCGCAGCATTCCGCAAAACAGGAAAATGTGGATCTCTTTTTTAGCTGATTACTCAATGCAAGGGGTAATGCGCGGAAGAAAATACCTGCCTGATATTTGGCACAAGTTTCTAAAGCGCGAGTTTTTGCCGGAGCAATACGAAGAAGGCATCACTTTAGAGGGTTACGAAAAATGGGAGGAAATGCCCGACGGCGAGCTGAATATGATCGGGTCAACAACAAAGCTTACCAAGCTCGGCATGTCCGAATATTTTGAACGCTGCTATGCGTTCGGCGCTGAAGAATTGGAAATCAGGTTTTCGGCTAATCCGAGTGATTATTTATGAGCAAAAAATCACTAACCGTCGAAGAGCGCCGCCATATCGGCAGGGTGAAAGAATTACCTTGCTCCTGCTGTGGCGCACCCGGTCCAAGTATAGCGCACCATGCTAGAGAAGAGCAGGGAACCAGTCAGCGGGGCGGTCATTACTGCACAATTGCCTTATGTGAGTCATGCCATGTTTCCAGAATCGGTATTCACGGCGATAAAACGATGATGCGAATAATGAATTTAACGGAAATGGATATGTTAAATATCACCATAGAAAGACTGTCAATTACTTGCCGATAAATGCAGATAACCGCATGAATTTTAAAAGAAATATAGTATAATAACTGCGGTGTGAATAGCCTTAGCGGGCGATAAGTCGGATTGAATGACCGATTTTCACACCTCAATTCTCATTCAATAATCTATCTCATTCAAGGATTTCAAAATGATTACAGCTAAGAATTACGCGGCTCAGGCGGAGTCTGGTGTTATTGATTTTTGCGAGTCAATGAAAAGAAATAAAATGCTTAATTTTTCATCAGACATAAGTGCATGTGAGCTTATGCAATATGAATTAAAAAGAGGCGTTCACTTTGCTATTCCAGATTACGGAGTAATTTTAGACACTGGATGCTCTGGAATAAGAAGCACTGAAATAAAACTTCCATTCCCTTTGATAACTGCGGAATACTTTGTCCCCACAAACAATATAAAAAATGAAAATCAGGTAGAGGTAAAAAAGCGGGTTCTTATAGCCAAGGAAATTGACTCAAAAATAGCTATTTCTTTGGGAATTATTTCACTTGAAAATATCCAAAGAATAAGGGACTGCGAACGTATAATAATGGTTTCCGCTTGCTATTATTCAGAAGAACACGGGATGTGGACACCTCACCCGTGGGCGCTTGTAGTGCCTAGCAAGTGGGATGAAACGCAATCAACTAGCAGACGGTATGGAGTTAATTCTGATGGAGTTGGGTTTGTCGGAATCCCGTTTAGATTGCTCCCCGCTGGCTGTTCAATGCTTGAGTCGTATTTAGGCCGAGAGGAGGCTGAATCTGTTGGTGTTGATGATGTTGCAGGTGAAGTTGCTGTTCTTCTTGAATTATTAGAGGCGCTATCTTGTAAAAATGTCGAGCAATCGGTATTGCAACCTGCATCACCCAAAAACGCCCAGCGCATAAAATCCCATAAACTTCCCATTTATGAAACAAAATTCTTAACCATCAAAGCCAGTACAAGCAAGACAGAAAGCAATAAAACCGGCTTTGCATCAAGTCACGCAAGCCCAAGGCAACATTTACGCCGTGGACATATTCGCCGCCTGGAGTCGGGCAATATCTGGGTTAATTCATGCGTCGTCGGTGATAGTGAAAAAGGCGTAATTAATAAACAATATCGAGTTAAAGCTTAACAGGGGATAAAATGAAAAAATCAAGACAAATAGGCATCATCAATGGGGATGTGCCAGAGATCACAATCAAGGGCCGCTCCGACATTATTTTTTTAATGTATCTATGCGAGTCGCAGGAAACATTCCGCTACATGCTGGCTGATATTGTAAAGCTTGGCGGCGTTGTCGCCGAAACCGACGCGGAATCTTTTGAGATTTCTATCGAAGAGGCCTGGCAATTCTATGAAAAATACATCAATTCAGATAATGTTGAGCAGTACGAAATTAATCGTCTTGTTGAGTTATGCAACACAACTCATAGTCAGGCGCTGTCACGAATAGAATGGGAGGAGCAAGAGTTATGAGCAACGTATTCAGTTTTACCGGTACAGTCGGCAGAGATGCGGAAGTTAGGTATTTACCATCGGGCCAAGCGGTATTGAACGTGACAGTGGCCAACAATATCGGCTTTGGTGACAAGCAGCAAACCTTATGGATCAGATGCGCGGTGTGGGGTAAACGCGCCGAAGGCCAGTTAAAAGACTATCTGAAGAAAGGTCAGAAGGTGTTTGTCTCAGGTGAATTGAGTCAGAGCGAGTATCAGGCGACCGATGGCACCACTAAAACCAGCTTGGAGCTTAACGCCACTGTCATTGATCTAATCGGCAAGAAGCCGGACGACGGCCAACAATCTCAGCCACAACAACAACAAAGTCAGCCGAGAGATGATTTTGACGCTCCCTACGATGACGATATCCCATTTTAGCGATGGAATTATATCTTGAGATAGTCATTGCGTTTTTAGCCGGTATGTTGGTCGATGCAAAAATAACCGGCATCTATATCAAAGCGCTTGAGCAGGAAAACGGCGAACTTAAAGCGCGATTACGCGAGGAGACTGGTCATGATACTTAAGCTAATCAGCATGGCCGTCTGCGGGGCAATCCTGCTATTCGGCATAGTTGGAATTGCAGCCTGGGGCATTTACGCCCTGGGCGCTGCGTTCGTCAAAATGGCAATGGAGCTGGAATAATGAGCAACGAAGTCATGCTAACGTGGCCACCCAGTGCTTTGTCGCCAAACGCCCGAGTCCATTGGGCGAAGAAAGCCAAGGCCGCAAAACTCTATCGCCACGCCTGCCGGGTATTGTGCATGGCTGAAAAGTTGCAGGTGAAAGGCGGTACCGAAGGCACGATTCATTTGCACATGGAGTTTTACCCGCCAAGAAATGGCAGGCAGGATGCCGATAACATGCTGGCACGGGCGAAAAACGGCATAGATGGGATTGCCGACTACCTGGGCATTGACGACAGTAATTTCACTTTTCACATTGCCAAAAAAGATAAAGTGACGGGCGGCGCTATCAAAGTGAGAATTGAGAGCGGATGACCGCGCGTCATTACAACTTTATCGACCCACTCAATTTACTAAATTACCCATTTTGCAATTACATGAACGAAACGATTAACGATAAACGCGACGACGATGAAGATTGGTTCTACGCGCAATGCGCTAAGTTAGGCAGAAAACCCACTCAGGCGCAAGTAGATAGGTTTTGCGATGCAATGCCACGAATTATGGCCGATGGTCGGCTGGAAGAACGGAACGCGCGCCTAGTGGCAATAAAGGCGGTGATGACGTGAATGCGTATATTTTAATAACCCTTCTCGCCTGGAACAACATCGGGGCAATAAATGGCATCGAGTTTTTTAACTTGAAATCATGCGAGGCGGCAAAGCAACTTCTTTTGTTAAAAAGCGGCGATAAAAATCAAATGGCTATCATCGAGTGCGTGAAAAAATGAACCTAGAAACACTAATATTGCTAATCACGGAGAACGGTTGGGCGGTGCCATTGCAGCCAGTCCTGCACTATGATTTTGTCAGCAGCAGCAAGCGCAAGAAATGTCGATGCGACGTTAGGTGATGGTGATGACTATTCTATCCTACGCGGAACTATGTGAACTGGTTGAGCGAGGTGTGATTGATGCGCCGATGTCAGCAGTCAAGGGTGCGTCTATCGACGTTACCTTACACCGTAGCGGCAGGAAAGAAGTAATAGGCCCAGCAATACAAAAAGTTAAGCTGTATGCTGGTGAGTCTATCGAAACGGTTAGTGTTGATCTGATGCCGGTTTATACCATGCATTCTGATAGCGTATTGTTAGCGTCAACTCACGAAACTTTCAACATGCCGCTGGATCTATGCGCTTATTTCTCGCTGAAATCTTCGGTCGGGAGAAACTTTTTATCACACCAGCTTGCTGGTTTTATCGACCCAGGCTTTAACGGCAAATTGACATTAGAGTTAAAAAACGAGTGCCAGTTCAAAAAATTGGTTATCGCCCCTGGCATGCCCATCGGTCAAATCGTTTTTCATCGAATCACACCTGTACCACTGGAAAACAGCTACAAAACACATGGTCAGTACAACGGTCAAACAAAAGCAACGGCATCGAGAGGTATTAGATAAACAATATCGACTCGCTATTATTTGTGATAAACTAAGTTAAAATTTCCTGCGTCACCCAGGCTTTTACTCCATGATTGATAAAAAAAGAATCACGTTATCTGCGTTAATGCTGTCGGCGGTCGGATTAATTGGTGTTGTCACCAGCGAAGGTTATAGCGACAAGGCCATTATTCCAATTAAAGGCGATGTTCCAACGATCGGATTTGGCACGACAAGAGGCGTTAAGCTGGGCGACACCATCACACCGGCTAAAGCCATTGGACGCGCCTTAGCTGATATTAATGAATTTGAGGGCGCGCTGAAACGATGCGTTACGGTGCCGCTACATCAATACGAATACGATGCGGCCGTGTCGTTTTCGTACAACGTCGGGGCCAGTGCTTTTTGTAGTTCAACGCTCGTTAAGAAGTGGAACGCTGGCGATTATGCTGGTGGATGCCATGAGTTATCCCGGTGGGTTTATGCCGGTGGTAGACGCGTTCAGGGATTAGTTAATCGGCGCGAGAAAGAAAAGGCGCAATGCCTGGGAGAATTAAATGGGTAAAGTTTTAGGGTTATTTGTCTGGCTGAAGGCGCGACTTTTAGAGCCCAGCACCCATGCCTCACTTGCGGCCGTTCTGGCGATGGTCGGCATTCAACTCGACCACGGCATGGTTCAGGATTGGCTCAATGTTTTAACGCTGGTTTTTGGTTCTCTGGGCTTTTTTGTCAAAGAGCAGGCGGCATTAACAAAATTATAGCGCTATGTGCGCTGCTCACGGGGTGCGCGTATTGCTCAACTACGATTGGCCCACTCCATGGCGAAACCATGCACAGCAGCATCCTAATCGGCATTAACTGCCAGGAAAACTAAATGAAAATCATCCCCTTGCTGGCTGAGGCCGCGTTAAATTCATCGGTCGGGCCAGAGTTAGCCTTCGCGCTACAAAAGGCCGTGACGACGCAAGAGTTAGTCGGCGGCACAGGAAAAGAGAAGCACCGAGCTGTTTTTGAGTTTATCAAAGAGGCTGGGTATTCCATTGGAAAATTCATGCTCAATTTTGGCATTAAACTGGCGGTCATCTGGCTCAATAATCGCGCTGATACCAAGCCGGTAGGCGGCTAGTGGACATGCGTAGAGACGATTTTACATTGGAGGTGCGAGTTGTGACGCTGGAGAATGGACTCGCTGAAATCCTGCGCATTCAAAATCAGCACACGCTCAACATAACGCAGCTTCTAATTCAAGACCACGACCTAAAACTTGAAATTAGTACGATGTCAGGGGACCTGAGAGCGCTGAAAGAAAATATCGGCTTAGGTTTTAAAGGATTAAATGCCGCCGCTAAATTCATGGGATCTTGCCTTGCCGGCTTAACTATAGTCATTGGCCTTTTTTGGAGTTATTCAGATCGTCTGGATACGCGCTATGCGCCGAAGATAGACAGTATTGTGAAAAGCTCGCAAGCGCAATCATTATCACAAAATGAGGTTTCCAAAAAGTTGACTGACGCTACGCAAACTATCAACGAATCGAATGCTATCAAAGAGGATGTTGAGACTATTAAGCGTAAAAAAGTCATCAGGTCATCAAAATAATTAAGACGAAAGGAAAATAGAGTGGTAAAGGATGGCTAAAACTCTTGAAGATGCGGTTGCATTGTATAGGCTTGGAAATAGCCCAGCAGAATGCGGAAAGCAAACAGGAATCCATTACAAAAAAATAGAGCGAGAAGTAAAAAGGCTTGGTGTAAAGAAGGGGGATTTGTCAAGCTTGACACATGATATTGCAAGGGATGTAGCGGAATATGTCAAACTTCCGGGCAGTACTCAAGATGCTGTGTCAAAGGAAGTCGCTCGAATCAATCACGCCAAGTCTCGCCGCGACACAATAGCGGATAAAGTATTTGATCGAATAGAATTATCAATACTGTCATGTGAGGATAATGTGGTTAAAAGTTTAGCCGATGCACTTGATAGGGTTTGTATTACGGCAGAAATAGCGCCAAGGTTTAATGCCCCTGCAATTATCAATAACACCAATGCACAGCAGAACAACGAACAGAAGAAAATAACGTATGAAGTAGTCAGATGATTGTGCAGTTGACAGAGCCACAGGCCGACTTCGTTTTTAGTGATTACCCGCACCCTGCATTTTTTGGAGGCTTTGGAGCTGGTAAATCACAAGCGGGAACATTGCGATTAATGCACTTGATAACCCAAGATCCAGGCATTGACGTGTCGCATTTCTTTCCGTCGTACCGGCTGGCAAAGCGGCGAGGATTTCAAGGCACAATAGCTCATCTAAAAGAACTCGGGATGGATTACACTGTCAATAAATCCGACTTAACGATATTTATCCCGCATCTTGGTAGCACTATTTACCTTGAAACATATCACGATCCTGATTCTATCGTGTCGTTTGAGGTAGCTCATGCAGTGGTTGACGAATTAGACACACTGCAAAAGGAAAAAGCCGAGTACGTTTGGCAAAAAGTAACTGAGCGCGTAAGACAGCGGTGCAATCATCCTGCTGGCAATACGCTTTCCTGTGTTACTACGCCAGATCAAGGAACTGCTGGGTATTGCTTTAAAGTGTGGGGCAGCGGCCAACATATAGACGACGGGTATCACTACATAAAAGCAGGGACTCGTACAAACAAGTTTTTGCCCGAAGGATACGCCGATCAAATAGCAAAAAACTACGATCCTGTAATGGCCGAAGCTTTCCTTAACGGAGGATGGGTATCGTTCACACGAAACAAAGTCTACCATTTTTTTGACAGGACGAAGCACCACGCCGAGCGAGTCATCAAGTCCCACGACCTGCTCCATGTGTCGATTGACTTTAACATTGGTGGCTGCTGTGCCGTGGTTTTCGTGATTGACAATAACAACCCGGTGGCCGTTGATGAGTTTGTTTCGCACGATACGCAGGATTTTATCAACGGCTTGACGCGATACGCAGGCCATAAAATTATCGTTTACCCTGATGCATCTGGCAAGGCCAACAAAACCAATTCCAGCCAGTCGGACATCAGCATGATTGCCCAGGCTGGGTATCAACTGCAATACAAGCCAAGCAATCCGGCGGTCAGGGACAGGATCAACGCCTATAACGGCCTACTGAGCCATAACCGGCTGCTAATCAATACCGATAAATGCCCGAACCTAACCAATGCACTCGAGACGCAAGGGTATGACGCTAAAGGCGAACCGGAGAAGTTCAGTGAACACCCTGCAATCGATGATTGGAATGATAGCAGCGGTTATTTTATCGCGTTCAAATATCCGGTAATCCGGGCAATGCAAAAAACACGAATGATGGGAATATAAACAATGAACGGCGACAAAGTAAAGCACCTAAACACCCGAAACCCAGACAGCGCAGAAATGCTCCCATCCTGGGAAAAATCCAATGACGTGCGTAAAGGCCAGACCGCAATCCACAAAGCGGGTGAAAAGTATTTGCCCAGGCTATCCGGTCAATCCGACGACGATTACAACGCCTACAAACGGCGCGCGGTTTTTTACGGCGCAATGAGCCGAACGGTTGACGCGTTCGCTGGCATGATTATGCGTGTTGCGCCTGCTGTCGATAATCCGTCACCATTGCTGGACGACGTGACCGGGCATGATTGCTCACTCAATGAGTTTGCCGGTAAAGTGCTGGAAGAAGTGCTGGTAACGGGGTTCGGCGGGGTTCTGGTTGAGCATCCACCCAAGACAAGCGCTATCACTCTGGCTCAGGCTCAGGCGGCTGGGTCTCGTCCTTACTTGGCACTATTCGACTGTGATTCAGTTCTTAACTGGCGGTTCAAGGGTAAAAAACTCACGCAGTTGATTTTGGAAGAGTCGGAAGAGATAGAGAAATCAGAATTTGAAAGCTACGAGCAGACGTTTTACCGAGTGTTGGATCTTGATGATTTTGGTAATTACCGGCAAAGAAAATTCATTCAGTCCGAGAAAGATAAGGCGGAATTTATCCAGGTGGGTGATGATATTTACCCGCTGATGAATGGCGCATTTATTAAAGAGATCCCCTTTTACCATTTTGGTGGCGTCAACGAATTGCCTCTGTTGATTGATTTGGTCGATTTGAATATTAGTCATTACTTATCAACCGCAGATATAGAAAACGGCGCGCATTATACCGGCATTCCTCAACCGTGGCTTGCAGGGGTGCAGCTACCAGACGGCGAAAAATTATCAGTCGGCGGTATCAATGCATGGGTGTTTCCCGATCCACAGGCCAACGCGCAATATTTAGAGTTTACCGGGCAGGGCTTGGGTGCATTGGAAAAACGGATTGAGCTAAAAGAAAAACAAATGAGCGCTATAGGCGCCAGACTGTTGAGTGATACTGTAACCGCAGAGACAGCGACAGGCGCGGGTATACGATCAGCCGGTGAGGTTAGCGTGTTGGCTCAAATATCCGGCGCGGTAAGCAAAGTGCTATCGCGTGCGGCGACATTTATGCACTTGTGGGCAGGGTTGCCAGAGGTTGAGATAAAACTCAATACCGATTTCATGCCTATGAAGCTGGGGCCACAGGAACTTACAGCACTCGTCGGCGCGCTGCAATCTGGGGCTATTTCTGCTCAAACGTTCTTTTATAACCTTAAGCAAGGTGAATTGGTGGCCGAGGGCGATACTTTTGAAACTGAGCAGGCGCGAATAGGTGAAAATGTGATGCTGGCTGCTCCAATGCAGGACGCTTAACATGACCTTAAGTCGGGTCTTGTTTGATTCAACCATTGAACTGCATTTAGACCTGGAGCGCGTAGCCATCCACTCCCGCGCAACAGTAATCCGGCTGTTGCAGCAGATGGAAAAGGAGCTGGTCGCAAAAGTAGCAGACGGCGTTACCTCCTGGTCTAAGGCCCGAATCGCCAAACAGCTTAGCGAAGCTTCAGCTATAATCCGTCAGTATTACGACGAGGCCGCAGGCATAGCAATTGACACCACCACCAATGTGGCGCAAATCTCAGCCAGTGCTACAGCGACTTCATTAAGCGCGGCGGTAGGCGGTCAGGTAGCTATTGGTGTATTGCCAACAAGCGCGTATCTTGAAACGCTCGCAGGAAATACCATCGTGCAGGGGGCGACACAGGCGGCGTGGTGGAATCGTCAGGCTGGCGATTTATCGTTTAAATTTAACGCCGCAGTCCGCCAAGGGCTGGTAGCAACCGAAACCACGCCGCAAATCGTCAGGAGGGTCCGGGATGTGATGGACGTTTCAAAGCGCAATGCTTGGGCTTTGGTTCATACGAGCGTTCAGTCAGTGGCCAATGAAGTGCGTGAAAAAGTCATGCAGGATAATAGCGATGTTGTCGCGGCTAATGAGTATTCCAGTACCCTTGACAGGAAAACGTGCTTCGTAAAAAACACAATGGTATCTGTTCCTGGAGGATTCGCGCCAATAGATAAGCTGGTGACAGGCGACTTAGTTATTGGCGGTAGCGGGAAGACGAGAAAAGTAATTGGCGCAATGGCAAGCAAATCGAAGAAGCTGGCAAAGATAACGCTTTCAAATGGAAAGGTTATTATTTGCACACAAGACCATAGGTTTAAAACAAAGTCTGGTGAATGGGTGGAGGCTATTGATTTAAAACAGGGTTTTGAGATGAAATAGAGGTATAATAGACAGGACTAAGCAATGTTACAAGCATCACTTAGCCCCTACCAATTAAGACTATAAGGAGTCAAAAATGGATAGCACAAATATAACACAATGCGAAAAATGCGAAAAATCATTTAAAAAAGAAATAAAAAAGAATAGGGATGGATCTCCTAGGATTAAACGTTTTTGCAGCAGGGCTTGTTACGATGAATCAAGGGCAGAAATAATACTTTCAAGAGAGAAGGATTGCATCGGCTGCGGAAAGCCTTTTTTATTCATATCAAGTGACAAGAAGTATTGCACTGACGCTTGCTGGAGAATCAGCCAAACACCAGAACCAAGAAATTGCCTGAACTGCAATACTATGTTCAGTCCGGTAAAGTTCGCAAGGGGCATTATTTACAGACCAACAATTCAAAGAACATGCTCAACAGCATGCTTAAAAGAGTGGCCTTCAAATAATGAGGAAAGAAAAGAGAAAATAAGCTTTGCATTTTCAGCAGAGAAGCATCCGAACTGGCAGGGTGGAAAGTCATTAAGAAGTAACGTAAGCGCAAGAGGGCCAGGATGGGCAAAACAAAGAAAGGCAGCATTAAAAAAGGACAATTATGCTTGCGTAGACTGCGGAATTACAGATGAAGAATCGAAGGTAAAATATGGTAGCAGTCTTGATGTAGATCATGTAATTCCATTTCATAACTTCTCAGATTATAAAAAAGCAAATCGCGTTAATAATCTTGAGTGTAGATGCAAGAGTTGTCATAAAAAAGAAGAAGCTAAACGCGTTGGTATTCAAATGGTTATCCCAATGAGTATTGGCAGGAGGGAGACCCCATACAAGCCTGAAAACAAAATGACTAATGCAAAATTAAGTAAGTTTGATGTTATAAGCATAAGGATAATGCATAAGAATGGAAAAAATACAGATTACATACACGGAGAGTACCCAAGGGTAACAAGGGGAAGTATATTAAATATAATTTCGGGAAAAACATGGTCCAGCATATAAGCGTTGTATCGGTAGAGTTGATTAATCTTGATAATGAAGTCGATGTTTACGACATTGAGGTTGATGTTGACCATTCTTTTATTGTTGCTGGTGTAATAGCTCATAACTGCCCTATTTGCGGGGCTTTAGACGGCAAACGCTGGACGAATGTAACCAACAAACCCATTGGTCACTCGGTGCCGTATAGCAGACCAACAAGGCATTTTAAGTGCCGTTGCAGTATGGTGCCGGTATTAAAATCTTGGAAGGAGCTCGGAATCGACCTGGACGAGTTGCCGGACGGAACCCGTGCATCTATGGACGGCCAAGTTATGGATAAGGATTTCAGCTCATGGCTAAAACGCAAAGAAACCACCACGCCGGGCTTTGCAGATCGTACCTTGGGAAAAGGCCGTGCTGAATTGTGGCGTGATGGGAAAATCACGATGGACCAGATGATAAGTGGTAGCCGGGAATTATCGCTTGCTGAGTTAAGGAGGAAGTATGGTTAATTTATACGATTAATTCTCTTGCCAAAATAAGGTCGCTGTTAGTTTTTGGTTTATAACATTTATCATGAGGAGAGAATGAAACCGGTGCGCCGAATGAAAATCTTGTAATCATGATCTTATGACCCAATTCGCAACTTCCGCAAACTAAAGCCTTGCAATCACCGCACCTTTTTTTCTTACTAAATTTCATAAATATAATTCCTCATTCAGCGCAAGCCGTGATGGCTTGCGGGTTTGGTTTGGTTAAGCCGGATTAAGATTTTTAGCGCCATTGCAGTAATAATAATCTGCAAGAGTGCTGGTATTATCCCCGCCGCTGGCTTTCCACATGCCAACTGAGTAATGTTGTTGGTTTTCAGACTGGGTAATCACTACCGTGTTGGCGTTGAATTTTGTCGCTCTTTGTTTGTGCCAGTCCATGCATTGGTTGGCTTCTTCGCTGCATGATTCCTGCATCTTATACACGCAATCTTTTGACGGTACGGCGCGCTCAATTCTGACATATTGCCAGTTTGGGTATTTTAGATTTGTGCAGCCATTTAAAATCAATACAGCCGCAATCATCATTAATTTAGTTTTCATTGTTTAGCCTCTTGGGTAATTTCACATTATCAGTAGTTGCCCAGATCAGCGCGAAAACCCAGCCGATACCAGAACACCCCAAAAACAAATTAGTCATAAAGATAGCGCCGGAATTATTGTGGTTGCAATTGACAGCGACAATAGCCGGGATGAAATAGGCCGTCATTGCGGCTATTAATATAAGTGCGTTCATTGTCATTTCATTCACCTCGGTATGGAGCATCAGGGTCGAAGCAACCGTATGCCCAGTAACCAATCATGTCGCCATTTTTGGCATAATAAGCAACCTCACAAGGGATTCCATCCATTCTCTCGACAACTCTTTCCGTTATTTTGCCAAATCTTATAAAAAAATAAATACACTTAATAATTCGTTTGAGTTTTTTCATTTCATTCACCTTTCAATTTAGCCCGATACCGGGCGGTTTTAAGTCGTGCCTTGCATTTATTGCACACGGTCTTTTTAATCAGGCCGGTGAATTGTTCGCCGCAGACTGTGCAGGGCTTTGTTTCTGTGCGGCGTTGGGCGGCTAGTTGAGCTCCTGGTTTATCCATTTTTCAAAAATACTTCAAAATCATCATCAAAATCATTGCTATTTTTCCATTCAGCCCATTTCAAATATATAGGGTTGTTTTGGAGTTCTTTTTTTGCGAATAAAAAGAACTCCTTTCTTCCCATGCAATTGTCCGTGTCTTCCATTTGAGCAGCCCTATTAAGGGTCTCCATGTCGTAATAGCTTTTTTCTGAGCCAGAAATTAAAATCATCCGTCCAATTTCTGGGCGGCATTCCCAGTGATACCCAAAATATTCAGGTTGTTGGTTCATTTCTAATGTGTTCATCGTTGTATCTCCTAATTATATAAATATTATATTATTGCCAGCACGTTTGATTGAAATGCGCGTCTTGCTTCGGCGTTAGTCAGATAGGTGCTGGTAAACTGGTCTATCTTTTTAACTGCATGAACTACGTAAGATGCCGCCATATCTTCCCGGTCATCAGCAGGAAGTGCCATAAACGCAGCGGAGGCTTTGTCTTGCTGAATGCTGTTGGCTACTGACTGAGCCAGACACATGAAATCAGCAACGCTAACGCCCATGGATTCAGCAAGTGCTTTAATTTCTTGTTCGTTCATTTTGATCCCCTTGATTTGTGTTTCTTGATAAGGTGAGCTCATTATAACAGATGTACCCTATTGCGCAATAGGGTACACAAAATAAACTTGCCCACAAATAATAGCGACTCGCTACAACGCTATGTTATAATCCACCCTAAATCGTTACGCGATCTTTCACCCCGGCAAGCGCCAAACCCATCCAAGCGGATAAATTATGACTCCAGAAGAAATAGCGGCACTGCAAGAATCTATTGCAAAGCTCGAAGCGAATAACGCCCGATTAACAAGCGAGTTAAAAACGGCGAGAAAAAGTATTGAAATTACACCGGATCAGTTAGCACAGGTCGAAGCCGAGCGGGATAAATTGCAAGGTGATTTGTCGGCAGCTCAGAAAGTCGGCAAGGAATCAGTTAAAACACTGGAAGCCTTGCAAACTCAGCTAAAAACTGAAACTGGCTTTACGCAAAAGTTGCTGATTGATAATGGACTGACGGATGAGCTGGTTAAAAACGGCGTAGCACCACAGTTTTTGGCAGCTACCAAGGCGATGTTCGCCGGGCAGGCTCAGATTGTTGCGGATGGCGATACTCGCGTAGCTAAAATTGGCGACAAGTCGGTATCCGATTTTGTAAAAGAGTGGGCAGGTTCGGATGAGGGCAAGCATTTTGTTAAAGCTCCCGACAACAGCGGCGGCGGCTCACAGGGTGGTAATGGCAGCGGAAAAGCAGCAAACACACTAACTAACACAGCATTTCAACAACTAAAACCGGCAGAAGTAGCGGCATTTTATGCGGCTAAAGGCAGGGTTGTTGATGACTAAACACAACACTATATAAGAGATAAAAAATGAAGATGATGCGTAGTATTAAAGCAGTTTTTGTACAGATGGCGTACATGTTGTACGACATGCTGTTTATGTGGATGTATCGAACCGGCGCGATCATGTGTGCCAACGTGATTCCCGCAACACTCGTAAACGATATGCATATGGCGCTGTACGAGGTCGGGCGTAATGTTTCCGGTGCTATTCCGTCAGTTACCGTAAACCGTCCGGGCGGCGCAGTTCGTGCGGCACAGAATACGGTTATTGAGTCATTAATTACCACAGCCGGTACGCCTATTGCGATCACGCCGACAATGGCCGATCCAACGGCAGCGTATCAAACGCTAACTGCCGACTCATTCCAGCTCAACAAAAGTTACGCCTACCCGATCTCGTGGACTGGCGAGGACGTGGCGTATCTGGATACCGGTATCGGCTATCAGTCAGCGATGGGGCAAAGTTTCCAACATGCGTTTGAGTCGTTGACTAATCTGATTGCAATTGATTTGGTTAATGAAATTACCGCCAATGCGTCACGCGCAGTCGGTGTTTCAGGGACTGCACCATTTAGCACTAACACAGATTTGATTGTCGACGCAAGAACCGCGTTTGTGGAAAACAAGTTTGAGTCGAATGTTACCGACGGTCGCGCCTCAATCGTATTAAACACACTGGCTGGTGGCAATCTACGCAAGCAAGCGCAGTTGCAAAACCAGTACAGTGCTGGCACTACCGACCTGTTACGTCAGGGCAACCTGGGTAATCTGTTCGGTTTTATGTTGCGCGAAGAAGCAAACATCCCATCGCACACAAAAGGCACTGGCGCATCAGCAACCACCAACGCGGCAGGCTATGCGGTCGGCGCAACTGCGATCACATTGGCGGCAATTGGAACAGGCACTATTGTAGCGGGTGACGTAGTTACGTTTGCTGGCGATACCAATCAGTATGTCGTCAAAACCGGCGACACTAACGTAGCTGACGCCGGAACTATCGTATTGCATGAACCTGGATTGAAAGTGGCAATCACTACGGCGGCAACTGCGATTACAGTCACCAACAGCTTCACTGCTAACTTTGCTATCCACCAAAGCGCGGCAGAAGTGGCGGTAAGAGCGCCATTAATGCCAGCGAACGGCGATAAAGCGACGATGAGTCAACTCGTTACCGATCCACACAGCGGCTTAACCTTTGATGTTCGTTATTACCCTGGCGTGGGTATGGGCACTTGGTACGTTTGGGCGGTTTGGGGCGTTAAGTGCTGGGATCCTCGCAAAGTTGTTTTGATTAAGGGGTAATTGATGGAAGTTGAGACTGTAAAGGTTGTTAGCGAGAAGCCAGACGAACAGGGTGAATATGTTGTGATCAATAAAGCCGATTACGATGAAGCAATCCACGTTTTATGGCCTGTAGTAACAAAGAAAAAGTAGTTTAACCGGCGTGTCTTTTAACGAGGGCGCGCTCATTAACATGCTTTCCCACTGAGATAAAACGATGAACATTACGCCGACGATACCCTATTTAAATACACTGGAAAGCGGTAAAACATTAAATATCGACATTACAGTGGGAACTGTTTTGATTGAGGTGCTGATTGATAATGTGTCAAAGTTAAAAACGTCGTCCAGTGCATCAAAAAAAATAGGTCCATTTGTCGGCAATGTTGATGTAAAAGTGGTGGCGCTGTCTGGAACGGCGGAAATTTACGAAAGTGATGCTTTAGTCGAAACGATTGTCACGCACACCGCCGTCGCAGATATAACCGGCGTAGGTGTAGAGCGTGTCGGCGCTGCAATTTATGTTGATGGGGTATCGACAAAGCACACTGCAAATAACACATTTGTGTTATTTGGCGACTCCATAACGTCACGATGCAATCCTGATATAAAAACCATCCCGACCGCAATTAGCAGAACTGGCGATGTTGTCACGGTTACCTCATCGCCGCATCAAGTATACATAGGTACTACGTTAAAAATTGCTAACCTAATGCCTGATGATTTTAATGGCATCGTCACCGTTGATACCGTAGCTTCTAGTGGGGTATTTACTTATGTAAAAGCAGGTGCTCAGGGTGCGGCAGTTATTACCGGGACAACACACCCGTCCGGGGCTGGTATGGAGATTAAAGTATTAGACGGTCTAGTGCCAACGGGGTTCTGGTTGTGGGTCAATGGATTGATGAAAGGCGGTCTTGATTTAGTTATGAATTGCGGTCGTAACTCTTGGGAAGCTGCATATATGGCACTGACTATTGCCGATAGAGAAGCCGAAATAATAGCAACCGGACGCGCAGCGGCAAATGCGTATATTCGTATGGGAATAAACGACATTACCCATGATCGAACAGCCGCTCAAGTTATAGCCAGTTTAACTACTATCATTCAGCACAACATTGATAAAGGTAGAAGAGTTTTCGTTGAGACAATATTACCCTACGGTTCTGGTCATGCCGGTTTTACGGCAGCTCATAATGCTACTATCACCCAAGTGAATCGATGGATAAATAGCGTTGCTCCTGCATTGCTTGGAGTCATTCCAATTGACACCTATACATTAACGGTCATCCCGGCCACGGGTGCGGCAAAGGCGAATGTTCTAAGTGCTGATTTTATACATCCCACGCCTGTCGGTCAGATTGATTATATGGCTCCAAAGATAGCGGCGGTATTTGGTAAATACATCCACACAGAAAGCATCTTACCCACGTCTTTAGTCGATACCGTTACAGCAAATGCTAACTCAAAGAATCTGATGGACATTGGCCCGTGGGTAGTAACGGGTGGTGGACCTATATCGGGCAATGTGACTCCAGGGACCGCAAATGTATGCTTAGGTCTAACAGTTACCGAAGTTGGTACATCATCAGAGGCTCAGGCTCAGATTAATACCAATGCAGAGGGTTATATAGAGCAGCAGGTAAACTTAGCGGGTGTTTTGGCGGCAGGTAATACGTCTGATATATCGCACGCACTCTTGGTATCAAAGCTAGCCGCTGGCGATAGGATTAAGATAGCGCTAACTATTAAACTGTCTGATCTTGACGCAGCAGCTGGTGATATTGGCGGGTTTGGTTGCTGGATGACTTGTATAGCCAATGGCATCACCTACTATCATAACATCATAGGTCAAGATACCCCGCGACTGGCATTTCCGCTCACAGGAATCACCGCAGGCGAAAAGACCTATGAAATAACTTCATTGCCGTTTCTCGTACCTCCGCTGCTTACAGCGTTCATCCTCCATTGCAAGTTGGAAGCCAAAGGGGTTTTAGTGGGTAATCCGGCTACGATGAAAGTTTCCCGCATCGGCATGATAAAACTTTAATTATGGCCTTAATCACTGAAACCGGAACAGCAAGCGCAACAGCCGAAAGCCTGGCTAGTGTAGCTGATGCAACCGCCTATCATGCGGCAAGAGGCAGCTCAGCCTGGGCCGTGCTGTCAAATGCTGCAATGGAGCAGGCACTAAGAAAAGCCACGGATTACATGAGCGCGGTTTATCAATCCAGATGGCAGGGTGAGCGCGTCAATAGCACTCAGGCGCTGGATTGGCCGCGTGTTTCCGTAGTGGTTAATAATTGGGCGGTTTTGTCCACGATTGTGCCGAATGTTGTTGTCAATGCCTGTGCGGAATTGGCGTTAAAGGCCTCGTCAGCGGAATTATTAGCCGATACTGAACAGCAAATAACCCGCGAAACCATCGGCCCCATTACCACCGAATACGACAAAAACAGCGCTCAAAATAAACGCTATCCAGCGATCGACGCGATGCTCAGGCCATACCTTGACGGCAGCAGCAGCACCGTACATAGGCTGGTACGTTGAGCGTTTACACTCGCGCCGTTGCGACAGCTGCACGGCTAATCACTAAATACGGTCAACCGGTAACACTGACGCACAAAACGCCGGGCGCGTACGATCCGGCAACAGGCACGGCGACCGAAACAACTGCCACGCAGCTCACAACCGGCGCGGTATTTAATTGGGCATCTGGCGTGATTGACGGCACGTTAATCAGAACAACCGACCGGCAGCTTTACATGCCGGCAGTGACAACCGCGCCGGAATTGGGCGATACGGTAACAATCGGCGCGATAGTTTATACGCTGGTTGAACCGTTAAAACCGTTATCGCCGGGCGGCGTGGTGGTTTTTTACGAATGCAATATTAGGGGGGCATGATGTCAGAAAAAGAACAGCACATTGAATTTGAAATGCGGTTATTAAAATTCTTAGGCTTAGAAAGCGCGAGAATTTCAAAACTTGAAATAACAATAAATGCTGGTGAGCGGCCTATCATTATCGCTCATTGCATAGCCCCAGATGAAAACGGAAATCCCATAATTGAGGACGGGGGGTTTGTTTTAATCGAACGCCAATACGATGTTAAAAAATTATAATGGCCGGTAATTTCACTCTTGATTTATCGCAATTTATTAACCGCACTCGGTCAAATGTTGATTTGGTGACTAAAAAGGTGGTCATCAATTTAATGCGTCAAGTGGTCAGAAAATCGCCGGTCGGCAATCCTGAATTGTGGGTTGCTCTGCGGGATGGCGAATATGCAGATTACGAGTCAGTTCATGGCGTGAGCGATTACACCGGAGGTGCATTTAAAGGAAATTGGCAGTATGGCACCGGATCAATGCCAACAGGAACTCTTGATAGCATCGATCCGAATGGGAGCGATACGATTTCCAGAATGACAGGGCAAATCCCAACTCAAGCGGCGGGAAAATTGCATTACATTGTAAACAACTTGCCGTATTCCATCCGACTGGAAAACGGATGGTCAACACAAGCCCCTAGTGGAATTGTCGGCACAACTATCTCAGAATATCCGGGCATTGTTAGGCGCGCAGTGAGTGAGGTTAATCCGTGAGCATTAGCACGATCAGAGTGGCGCTTGAATCGGCTTTAAACGGCATGAGTCCAAGCCTCCAAACAGCATGGCAAAACGTACCCTTTACGCCTGTTGCTGGCACTCCATATCAGCGAGCGACTTTATTATTTGCCGAACCCGACAACCTGGAAAAAGGCGCAGGTTTTCAGGAAATGGGCTTCTTGCAGGTTGATTTATTTTACCCGCAAGCTACGGAGGTTAGCGCCATTAAATACTACGGTGCTAATCCGGCAGAATCCAGAGCAGAAATGCTAAGAACCACTTTTAAACGCGGCGCAACATTTAGCGGCATCCAGATTTCACGCACACCAGAAATAAAACCGGCCTACAACGATGGGGATCGCTTTGTTATCCCCATCAGAATTCGCTTTCACACTTACATTTCAGCTTAGGAAAAATTATGTCCATCGCACAGGGTACCGCAAAGACTACCGCACTCAAAAAACAAACAGGCTTAGGCGTTCCAGCCTCAGGCACAGGCGGCCAGATTTTACGCCGCGAATCATCCACCAACACGCTCAAAAAAGACACTTACGGCAATAACGAAATTGCTACTCATCAGCAATCAACCGGAAAAACTCATGGGCTACGCTCAGTCGATACCGCATTAAATGGCGTGTTATCGGCGGGTACCTATGCTGGCGTTATCGGCTCGGTATTGCGGGCTGATTTCGCTGGGACCGCATCATTAACCGGATTGGCGCTAACGGTTGCCGGGACACCGGGCGCGTACACGCTAACCGGTACGGGACTGCTAGTATCGGGCGGGTTTAAAACCGGCGATATAGTGCGTATCACGGTTGCTACAGGTTTGGCTGCCGATAACCTAAATAAAAACCTGCTGATTATCAGTATCACCGACACAGTGATTACGGTAGCCGTGCTGAATGGCTCAACAATGACGGCAGGATCAGGCACGGCGTGCACGATTGCGCTACCCGGTAAAAAAGCCATGGCTCCCGTTACCGGCCATACCCGCGATTATTACACGGTCGAAGATTGGCAAAACGACATCACTCAAAGTGAATTATTTACTGATGTGATGCTGGGCAAGTTGGACATCGGTCTGCCATCTACTGGTAATGCCACGCTGGCTGTGTCCGGCGCCGGTCTTGATCGTTCTATCGGCGCGTCACAAATCCTAACCACACCAACTGCGGAAACCACATCAAATCCTCTGGCGGCGATTAATGGTCTATTGCTGGTCAACGGTGTAGCAATCACCAACATCACCGGACTGACTCTTGCTGTAGATGGCAAAGTGGCAGGCATGGGCGCAGTTATCGGTGCTAACGTCTCACCTGATATCCAGCGCGGCACTATCGACGTAAGCGGTTCATTCACCGCGTTTTATCAGGATGCAACGCTGTCTACGCTATTCGATAATGCGACTCAGATTGGATTGGTTTCGGTCATTAATGACGATCCAACAGACGATTCTGATTTTGTCTCTTTCAGCATGTCGGCAGTCACGCTGGATTCCGACGGCAAGGATGATGGGGACAAGGCGATTATTCGTACATACGCGTTTACTGCTCGCATCAACATGGCTGGCGGCGTTGCTCTGGCGAATGACCAAACAATTATTTCTTGCCAGGATTCATTGGCTTAAAAATTAACGCGGCTGGGTAACTGGCCGCAACCCAACACCTTATATATAGAGAGTAAAACAACATGGATTTAGCATCATTAGATTTATCGGCAACATCAGAACAGGGCTACGAATTTGAATACATCCCTGAATCAACTGGCATCGGCGAGGGTTTATTAATCACGGTCCTGGGCAAACACGCAGACAGCGTAAAAGACTGGACGCGAAAAGCCGTTAACGCGATGCGTGAGCGCGAGTTAATGCTATCGAAAAAAGGCAAAGACGAGTATCGCAAAATCGAAGCGGATGAAACTTTTGCTATCCAACTGGCTGCTACCAAGATAATCGGCTGGAAAGGTTTGAGCAGCGCAGGGAAGCCGGTCGAATATTCAAAAGAAATGGCTTTGCATCTTTGTAGGGTTAATCCTGAAATACGAGACCAGGTCACCACAGCGTCAGATTTGATGACGAATTTTATTCCGAGCAAATAGACGAGCTGATTCTATTTGCCGAAAACGAACTGGCATTAAACGAAAGACAGGGTGACGGCGCAACTTTGCGTAATCACCTTTTGTCCATCGAACGGCAGACAGGAGTAAAGCCGCCGCAACTTGAGCCTGTCCCGATCCCGCCAACACTGGAATATTTGTGGCTAGATTTTTTAGAACTGAACGACGCTAGAACCAGTAACGGCTATTCGATGAACCCTATCACATTCACCGAGCTGGACGCATGGAATCGACTCGCGAGAAAACGAATCACTGCACAAGAAATCAGCATCATCAAGCAGCTTGACGGTGTATTTTTGCAACATTGCCAACAACAACAGGCCGATAAAAAATGACAATGGACGTGGCAACGCTTGGATTACGAATTGATGCAACGCCGCTTGATCGAGCATCATCAAGCCTCGACCGCTTAGGTGCTTCGGGCGGTCGCGCTCAAGCGTCGATGACTTCGGCAGAACGGGCGGCGGCATCTATGGGTGTTCGCATGTCCAGCCTTAATGCTGTTGTTGGGGCGTTTGGCGTGACGCTTGGTCTGGCCGCTGTAGTGGCATTCGCGCGGGATTTGGCGAAAACCGTTGAGCAGGTGCAAAACCTATCTATCAGGCTAAAGGGCTTAACCAAGGACGCGACTGATTATGCTGGCGTTCAGGCCTATCTAGTTCAGATTTCCGATAAGCACCATAAAAGCAATCTGGGCTTAACCGCCAGTTTTGCCGGGTTACTGGCAATTGAGCAAACCGGCGTCATTACCCGAAAACAATCAACAGCATTGCTTGAGGGGCTGAGCAACGTGCAGAGCAAAACCGGAGCCACAGCTGAAAACCTGAAAAGCTCAATGATAGGGCTAACTCAAGCGCTCAGCATGGGCACATTACAATGGGAGGAAATGAAGCAGGTCACTGAACCTTTGCCGGGACTGATGACCAAGATAGCGGAAGCGGCAGGCTATACCGGAAAAAGCGCGGTCGGTGACTTTAAAGCCGTCGTCAGCGCAGGACAAGTTACCTCGGATATGTTCGGGCGGGTAATGGTCAATGCGATGGCGCAATACGAGGGCGCAGCGGTTAAGGCTGGCGACTCCATAACCGCTAAATATGCCGACATTGATAACGCCTGGACTTCTCTGGCTACAGCGCTTGAAACTCCGGTTGCCGAGACACTGACGGCGGTGTTGGAGGCGGCAACTTGGCAGCTTGAGCAGTTCGCTATTCAGGCGCGTTATGTCAAATCAATCTGGCAGGATATTTTCGGGAAATCCGTCACGGGCGGAGCGCCGGATAACGGCATGGTCATCGATTTAACCGGCAGAGCGAAACCCCCAACAACTGTTGATTCCTCAGCAGCCGAGGCGGCGGCCCTTCGCGCGGAAATCGAAGCGACAAAGAAAAGCACCGTGGCAAAAAAAGCGCATAAAACAGCGATCAGCGACGTACAAAAAGCTATTAACTCCTTGCAGTTTGCTTATGAGGCTTTGGCCGCTTCACAGGCTAAAGAAGCCGCACTAAAGGGCGACACTTCCAAAATTGCCGCACTCGAATATGATTTAATTCGCGGCTCGCTTCGTGGGTTGTCATCTGAGAAAAAGTTGTATTTATTGCAGCAAGCCGCCGAGATCCACAATAACGAACTGGCATCAAAAGCCAGCGAAACGCAAAAAACCGAACTCGATAGTTTAAAGGATAAATACAACCAACTCACACTATCCGCGCGGGAATATTTTCAAACTCAACTCAGTGGTAAGGGCATATCTGGCGATGCACAAGCGCCGATACTCGCGCAGTTTGACAAAAACGCCGGGGTCGAGGCAAGCCAGAAATCCATCGACACGGCTCGCGCATCGATGGAGGCATACAACGCCACACTCGATCAAACCAATGACAAATTTGCAAAATTAAGTGACGTGTCGTCGTCGGTTTTCGATGCGTCATTGGGCGGCATCAATGCAGTCACCGGCGCATTTACCAACATGCTGAAAGCGCTGGATGAAAATACCGGCGCTATCGAAAAGCTGCACCAGGCTAAAGTAGCCAATGATAAATTTGAGGTGCTAACCAACAAGCGATCAGCCGCCGACATTAAAAAGAATAACGGCCAATATTTAGTTGATTTACAAACTATTCATAAATTCAAATCAACCTATGCGCTAAAAGAAAAACTTTTAGAGGGCGAAACGCTAAAAAGCGCATTGTCTGGAACCCGGCAAACCGCAGCGGCTACCGCTCAGATGTTTGCTGAGGGTTCGGCAGCAAGAAAGGCGTTTAGTATCGTGTCATTGGCGGCGAGTATTGCGGAGCGATTGCAAGATATTTCCTCGCTTGGCGTTAAGGCGGCTATTGCTGTTTTGGAGCAAGGCAAAGGCGACCCTTATACGGCGTTTGCCCGAATTGCGGCGATGGCGGCGATAGTGGCGAGCGTAATTTCAGCGGCGGGCGCTGGGACGTTTAATTTTGCCGGTGGCGGTAGTGTATCTGCTCCTCCTCCAACATCTCCCGATACCGGCACAGTTCTCGGAGACAGCGCTGCAAAATCAGAATCTATCGATAAAACCTACAGCTTGCTCAAAGACATTCACGCGTCTGAATATCGCGAGCTACGCGGCATTAATGCAGGGATTGCCAGTTTATCGACCGGCATAACTGACGTAATTACCCGGTTGTTCCAGGCGGGGGGGCTATCGGACGTGACCATGCCGGCCGCAAAAATAACCGGCGTTTCGGCGCTGATACAGGACCGGGTACCGATACTCGGCGCAGTCACTAACGCGATAACCAGCTTTCTATTCGGCGGCAAAACAACCAGTACCGTTGTCGGTCAGGGCATATCGACCGGCAGAACGTCGCTTAGCAACATCATGGACGGAGGCAATTTAAAAGCGCAACAGTTTGCCGACATCCAGACGGTACGTAAAGGCGGCATATTCAGCAGCGATAAAACCTCATACAGCCGGCAAACCTCCGCACTCGACACGGAAACCCAGAAAGCCCTGAATGGCGTGTTTAAAAGCATGGGCGAAACGATGATGGGCCTCGCCGATAATTTAGGAGCAGGTCTGTCTGACCGGGTTAAAAATTACATCATCCCCGCATTAAGCGTGGATCTAAAGGGTCTGAACGGTGAGGACGCGGCGAAAAAATTAAACGGCGTGATTTCAACCGCTTTAGATACTATGTCAAGTGCTGTATTCGGCGACATTATCGGCCAATATCAGCAACTCGGCGAGGGGCTGTTAGAAACAGCGGTCCGTATTGTGTCAGAAGTCGCGGTGGTTAAAGATGCGCTGGCAACGTCCGGTATCAGTTTAGCCGATAACGCGATTGCAATCAGCGACGCAATCGTACAAGCCGCAGGCGGGCTAAAAGAATTCCAAGCGGCTTTCGAAACGTATTACGATAAATTTTACAGCGACAGCGAGAAGCAAACACGCCTACACGCACAACTATCCGAGCAGCTTGGCGACGTGTCGCTTGGTTTGGCCGACAGCCGCGAGGGGTACAGAAAGCAACTGGAAGCGCTGGATCTATCGACGGATGCTGGTCAACGCCAGTATTCGATGCTGCTTAAATTGAGCGAAGGTGCTGATGAATATTATAAGGGTGTTGAAGAGGCACAGGCAGCGGCGGCGGCGCTTGCCAAGGCCGAAGCAGATAGGCTGGCGGCGCTGGTTAAAAGCCGTCACGACATGGAGATTGAATTAATGGCGCTATCCGGTAATGCCGTCGGCGCACTGACTGCAAAACGCCAAGACGAACTTGCGGCAATGGACGAGTCGCTACGAGCCACCCAAAACCTGATTAATACCATGCAGGACTTGGCTAGTATTGTCAGTCTGACCAAGGCAGCATCCGCTACGGCAATGCAGGTTTTACAAGCCTCCGTCGGCGCTGAGCGCAAAATGATCACCGACAAATATAATGCTGGTATCAAAACGACACAGGCCGCAATAGACGGGCTAACAAAATCAACCGATAAATTACGGGGATTATCCAGCGCATTAAAAAGCTTTTTAGATAATCTGGTAGTGGCAGGCCAGGAGTCTATCCGGCGCGCAACAGCACAGGCGCAAATAGGGGCGGCGATAGCGTTAGTTCAGGCGGGCGGATCAATACAAAATCCGGATGAGCTGATTAAAGCGGTTGATAGTTTGGCGCAACCGAGCGAGCAGTTATTCGGCACGTTTGTCGATTATCAACGTGATTTTTTGAAAACCGCTATCGACATTGACAAGCTGCATAAATTGACCGACTTGGGATTGACGGTTGACGACAAGCAACTGGCCGCATTACGCGAGTCACTCGATACTGATAAGCGCTGGTTCGATGCTGAAATGTCCAGGCTCGACGCGGTATTAAGCACAGCAAAAGATCAGCTCGACGCGGTTAACGGCGTAACCGTGGCGGTAATGAGCGTTGAGTCTGCAATTGCCAATCTTGCCGCCGCTATAAGTGCCCAAGGTGCGGCGCAAACAGCACAACGAGCCGTTCAAGGCGCGGCGCAAAGTCAAGCATCGGGCGGCGGAGGAGCTGCAACATTGTCGGGTATCAATCAAAGCTACCAGGATATTTTAGGTCGTGATGCTGATCCGGGCGGATTAATTCATTGGGCCAATTCCGGGCAAAGTGCTTCATCTGTCGCGCTATCTATCGCAACATCCGCAGAAGCTCAGGTCAATAACCTATATTCGTCATTGCTTGGCAGGGCGGCGGATTCGGCGGGGGCTGCGTACTGGACGGCGGCACTTAACTCAGGTGCCAGTTTATCAGACATTACCGCTGGATTTACGGGGTCGCAAGAATATAAGTCACTGAACGGGTTTGACGTCGGCATCAACGAAGTGCCTTACGACATGACCGCGAATATCCACAAAGGCGAGCGCATCTTCCCCGCCGCCGATAACAAAGAGCTGATGATGCGACTATCAGAGCCACGACGCGATGACAGCAGAAGCTATGCCGAACTGATAGCCGAGGTTAGAGCCCTACGCGCAGAACTCAGAGCAGGACAGGCCGCACAGGTCAGTGAAACCAAGGGCACGAATCGAATCTTGCGTGATGTAACGCAGGACGGAACAGCAATCACCACGGTAGCAGCATGAAATTAATCAAGCCGACGGTCATAACAGACGCGATGTTTACCAGCAGCACCGCGCCGGAAACGGATTTCCCGGCATGGGATGCGGCCACGGCTTACGTTGTCGGCAATAAATGCATCATGGTCAGCACTCATAGAATTTATGAGTGTCTGGTCGCCAATACCAATTTTAGCCCTGATGTCAATTTAACCGGATCAACCCCTAAATGGCTGGATATTGCGCCGACGAACAAATGGGCGATGATGGATAATGTCGTGGGGACAGTAACCGCCGTGGCCTCGCCATTAACCGTGGTGCTGTCACCGGGCGCATTATCCGGACTGGCCCTGATTGAACTCACCGGAAAAACTGCCACAGTCACGCTAAAAGATGCACCGGCAGGCGCTACGGTATACAGCGCCACAGTCAGCCTTGATGGTACAATAATCACCTCATTTTATGATTGGTTTTTTACGCCCTACGAGCAACTCGACACCGTTGTTTTAACCGACCTGCCTTGGCAATATTTCGCGCCGCAACTGACTGTCAGCATTACCTCAACGTCCGGCAATGTCGGTTGTGGAGTGTTTAAAGTGGGCGAGGTGATAGACATCGGCGGCACTGAATACGGGGCAACATTGGGTATAATTGACTACAGCAAAAAAACGAAAGATTTATTTGGCAATATAAAGATTTTGGAAGGGGCCTTTTCCAAGCGCAGCAGTTTTAAAGTGCAGACCGATCAAGCCAATTTCAACCGCATAGCGCGTGTTTTAGTCAGTGTCCGGGCTAAACCTGTAATTGTTATCGGATCGGAAGTGGCGGGATATGAGCCGCTGACGATTTATTGTTTTGTAAAAGACTGGAGCATTGATGTTGCTTACCCAGAAACTAATTACTGTAATCTCGAAATAGAGGGTCTTGTATAATGCCAATCACCGCACTTCCCGCGCTGGACAGAACCAGCGCAACTTTCCGCGCCGACGTTGATACGTTTTTTGGAACGCAGCTACCGGCATTCGCAACCGAGGCCAATGCGCTGGAAACGAACGTTAACGCGAAAGAAGTCACAGCATCGGCGGCTGCTGTTACGGCGACGACACAGGCGGGATTAGCGGCAGATCAAGTTGCACTGGCAACCGCTCAAACCGGGCTGGCGACAACGCAGGCGAATAACGCCGCAGCCAGTGCATTGACAGCGGTTAATGCACCGGGAACATCAGCAACCAGCACCACGAGCGCGGCTATAGGAACAGGGAGCAAATCACTAACTATCCAAACAGGGAAAAGCCTAGTTGCGGGAATGTGGATTATTGCCGCTGATACCGCTGCACCCGATACCAATTACATGGCCGGAGCTATCGCATCGTATGACAGCGGCACTGGTGCGCTGGTATTTACTGCGTCGGTTACTGGCGGAAGTGGCACTAAGACGGCGTGGACGGTTAGTTTAACGCCCATCGGTGGTTTGACTGCGGCTGGAACTGCAACGCTAACCAATAAAACCATCGACGTCAGTTTAAACACATTTTTGAATCTGCCAGCGCCATCACTAATTAGATCAGCCAGGACGGCAAACACGATATTAGGGTCAGCAGACAAAACAAACCTGATTGATATTACCAGCGGCACATTTTCGCAGACATTTGACGCAGCGGCAACACTGGGTGATGGTTGGTTTTGCTATATCAGAAACGGCGGGACGGGCGATATTACCCTGGACCCTAACGCATCCGAAACGATTGACGGGCTAACTACTTTTGTCATGTACCCCGGCGAGGTGCGACTGATTCAGTGCGATGGATCAGTGTTGCGCTCAATCGTCATCACGCCGTTTAACCGGACATTTACTACCACCGATACTTTCATAAAACCTCCTAGTTATGGCCGTTTTGGTTATGTTTTATGGAGCGGCGGTAGTTCTGGGCAAAAATCCGGGGGCACTGGCACTGGCTCCAACGGCGGCAGTGGAGGCGGTTGTTTTTCAGGAAGTATCGAGTCAACAACGCTAGGTACGTCAGAAACAATCACCATAGGTGCCGGTGGTGTCGCGGTCACCACCACGGCTGTGGGAAATGTTGGCGGGAATACATCGATTGGAGCGTCTGTTACGGTTTACGCGAGTAATAACGCCCTTCATGGCGGATCGGTGGTATCTGGATTAATTGGCTCTACGACCGCGCCTGACCCGTCCGGCTACGAAGGTGCTGCGTCTGGAACTACGCCGAAGCTTTTATCGTCGGTGTGGGGTGGCGCTGCGGCAAAGTTTACCGTTAATTCGGGAGGCTCGCTGTACGGAGGGGCCGCCGGCGGGTCGGTAGATGTATCTGAGGTTATCAGATCACCAGGGGTGAGTAAATTTGGAGGTAATGGCGGCGCGGCCTTATCAACAACAAGCGGCATAACTGGAGTTGCTCCAGGCGGTGGCGGTGGCGCTACACAAACAGGCACATCGTCCGGCGCAGGCGCGCGTGGTGAAGTCAGAATTTGGGGATTAGTGTAATGAGAGCGCACGTAATAAAAAACGGAAAAGTAACGAACACTATCGAAGTTGCGTCATTGGATTTTATGCCTGGACTAATCGAAGCGACAGCAGGCAGCATTGGCGATTTGTGGGATGGTACAACGTTTAGCAAACCCGCAAGGTATATGGTAGTCGAAGCCGCTGACTTTATTTTGCAAGTCGACACCGATACCGATGCACTAATCAAAGCGGCAGTAGGTGAACGGCTGAATGAATACAACCTAGCTGAGAAAGAAGCCCTGGCATACAAAGCGGCTGGCTATACTGGAACAGTACCCACCAGTGTAAGCTCATGGGCTACCGTGAAAGGCTGGACAGCAACACAAGCCGCAGATAGTATCTTGAGTGCTGCGGAGATACTCCTATCCGCACAACAAGCGATACGGGCTAACCGGCTGTTGGCTAAAGAAACGGCACGTACTGCAACCGATATTGCTGAGCTGGATACCATAAAAGCGACTTGGGGCGGGTTTCTGGCAGCGATTAAAGCGCAACTCGGCGTATGAGGTGCGCCTTTTATAAAACCGTTCGCCCAGGCATGGCGGGGATCTATAACCGACTCGTCAGGCTGATAACACGGAGTCCTTATTCTCATTGCGAGTTGATATTCGGAGACGGACGGGCGGCCAGTGCGTCGTACATGGACGGAGGCGTTAGGTTCAAGACGATTGAGTTTGACCCCGCCCATTGGGATTTTATCGACATACCCGATCATTACGAGCCAGCGGCGTTGGCATGGTTCACCGCGCATGAGGGGCAGGGCTACGACCTTATGGGCAACATCAACTTTGTCGCGTGGATGGTTCCGCAGGATACGAGCAAGTGGTTTTGCAGTGAGTCGATAGCGGCAGCGCTAGGCATTAAAGACGCTTGGCGCTACAGTCCGGCGCTGTTGTTTTCGGCGCTGGAGCTTGTCTATTAGAATTATTTTCTCTCAAGAATATTGATTTCTCTCTCTGCCGTTTTTCGGCTACTGAAGCTAAGGTATAAGTTTTTCCAAAAAAACAGCCATTTTCTTTCCTGTAATTGCCAATGACAAGGAATGTCGTTTTTATTATAAATAATTCTGTATTTTTTAATGGTCATTTCACTCACCTTTCGTTAGTGGGATTGGGTAAGCTTGTCTAAGTGGTAAAATTTAGACAAGCTTAAGACGGGTTTAGACGGGGTTGAAATTAAGCGTATAAGCGGCGTTTTTGGGCAACACTGCGGATAAGAGATGTTATGGTGAATTTCTGTAGCTGATAATTAAGCTGTTTTTACCGCAGTCGTTGCTCTGTCGTCAGTTATTTTTTTTCTTGATTCAATGCTTTATTAATCATATCAACCGTAAATATAGCATCACTATCGTTTGGCAATAATTCACGCAAACAAAAACTAGCTTGATTTAATGCTGCTTTCAACTGTTCAATCTTCATTATTTCATCGTGCAGGCTCATGATTTCTCTCCAATGCCATGAGCTTTTTCGATAGCTCGTATTATGGCAATTAATTTTTCTTCGTCAGATAGGAAGAAAATGTCAGTTGTGCCATTGAGTTCATCAAGCGCCCGCTTCAATAATTCTTTACTCATACTTCCGCCTCAGTTGTTCGTGCGCGGATAGCTTTTGCAGCGCGAGAGTAAACAAAATTAGTTCCATCAATATTAATCGGTGTTTCACACACCTTCGCACACGCCTCGCGCTCTTCCGCAATCGCCAGGGCTGCTATGCGCTGGGCGAATAACTTACAATTTGTCTCAGAAATGAACTTGAATTCAAAGTACCGATTAAACTCCGCTTCTATTTGGTCTTTAGTCATTTGCTTTGCTCCAACAGTTCTCTGTGTGGTTGGCATTTTCCGCAAACAGTGCAAAATGAATGTTGTTTACCATTGTTTAAATCTACTACTTGGTAATCATGCTCAACACCATTTAGCGTACAATCAGATCTTGCATGATGCGTCACACTATAGCTTTGGCTTAAATAGTATTTTTTACCGCATTCACCGCAATCTTCTTCTCGCTCATCATCATCATAATCTTCTGGTTCAGGTTGATAGGTATGTCCGCAGTACGGGCATTCAACCACGTCATCGTTTGCTGTATCGTCAAATTTGCTCACTTGCTTTGCTCCGGTAGTGGTAGCCATGCGATAGGATTAGGACAATCAAACCCAAATCGTCCGGCAATGATAGATACTCCATTACTGCTAATGCTTCCAGTATGGTAAATACCCCTGCTTGGTATTTCAGTTTCAAGTTTTAACAAGATACTACTTCCATCTTTAGGCGCGCTCTCCATATCATAATTCCACGGCATCAACGCCCAAACTTCTTGCGGGGTTAGTGGCTTTTGTTGACATGATCCATCGGCATGGCCTTGCCGGTAACTGGCCCAGTCTGGGGCAAACGGTTTAGGCTTTGCCAGCTCCGCTTCTATTTCTTCCATTAGCACGGCCAATCCACATCCAATTTCATAATAATCGCCAACTCTAGGCGGGTTTTCCCCGGTTTGCTTGATCCAGTAATCCAGCAATTTAATGCCATTATCCCAGCCTGACGGCGGCGCTTGCGTCTCTATTTTCACCGCTGATAAGGTGCTCCTAGGCACGCCCGACTGACGGCCAATCTCAGCTAAAGACAAACCGTTTTGGTGCAGCCTGTCTATCATAACCGGCCAATCTAGCGCGCGCATGATTTCCAGGCATAGGCACCGCTTTTATATTTCGACAATATCGCCCCCAGCGCCTCGCCTGACAATCGTGTGATGAATTGCGCTGCGGTCGCCCGGCATAAAGAATCTTCTTCATACCGTCGTCCGGCGCCGATGGTTCTTTTTGCATACAGCGCGTCGATATCTGTTACTGCCAGCCATGCCAGTATCTCAGCGCGCAGATACCAGCATTTACGGTTTCTTCCGCGATGACAAACACCAGGAAAGCCGCCCATTCGGTATTTAATAATGTAGGCTATCTGTTCCTCCGTGCAGTCTGCCAGCTTTTGAATGCCGTCGCGGTCGATCATTGCGCTTAACGGGTAGGGATAGGTTTCTTTAGCCATTATTGTTCTCTTTTAGCAAATTTCTGAAAGTGTCAAAACCGTCTCGCCATGTTCATATGCGATGAATTCTCGACCAAAATGCAGTTGGCCGTCTTGTCTTCTGAAGCACTCAGAATTTGGTTCGTAGCCTCGGAATAAAATAAATGTGTTTCCTGTTTTCCCTTTATAAGTTGCATTTACCCTCAAGTTTTTTTCTAGCACATAATCCGGTTTCATTACGCCAACTCCACGCTAATCTTGCCATCAAGACCGGATTTGGTGATCTTTATAGTTACAACTCCAAAGCACGAATATCCACTGATACCTATTGTTCTGACGATATCATCATCGATGATTTTGTAGCACTCGGGTGGATAAGCAAAGGCACATGACGACGATCGAATAAACCAAACATCATTGGATTCCATAGCAATCCGCTTCCCGTCCTTTTGCGCCTGTTTAAGCTCAGCATAGGGGTCTGGTTTGGGTGGATTCCATGAATAATTTACCGCAAACAGCTCTCGATTAAGTATCTCGTAGCTTGGGCTGATAATTACCTGCGTACCAAATTTGTCATAAAGCGTATCGCCCACAAATACCGGGCGGTTCTCGACCAAAGCAACGGCGAAAGTGTAGCTCTCTGGTTCGCAATTAAATTCCGGATCATAAGATATGCCGCCTTCGTTACTTCTTACGCACTTAAATGTCGGGACGCTTGTCCCCTCGCACAAGTCAATGACTCGGGCGTACTCTCTGTGTAAATCAGATTTTTTCATTATTAATTCCAAGCGCCCGTAGACGCGGTTAGTGTTATTTGTTCAGCGATCCATAGCCCAATGCCGCCGCATGGCTTTTCAGCGCATTAATCTCATGCAAGCCCTGTCTAATCCGCTCCCGTTGCTCCGGTGTCCAGGCCCGCATCTGCACTCGGGCATGGGGGAGCTGGGCTGTTAGTTCACGCTTGAAAGTTTCGGGGTCAAAGGCTTTCATTCTACTTTTTCCCATTCTCGCCCTTGCAATGTGGTGTTTCCAGATTCATCTCTAAAAATACCCTTACAGTCATAATCCCATCGGCACAAGAACCTCTGTTCACCAATTGCCGTTATTTTTATCCGGTCAGGCCCATAGCCTTCATCACCTTCTAAAATATCACCAATTCCCCAGCCATTTAATTCAAGCGTTTCTTTTTCTGTTTTTCCTCTTTTCATTACAGCGCCCCCAAATCCATGTTCTTGAGCCAGGAAACCACCTCAGCCTCGCCCTTGCCAAAATAGAATGCCAGCGCCTTGATGATCTCGTCGTCAGTGGGTCGATCTATGATTTCTCTTACCTCCATGCCCTGCATTGTAAAATCAACATTATTAGGTTCAACGGGGATAATATGCCGTTCGTTTTCATCACTAAACACGACCGACGGGTTATCGATGTCGCCATCTAAAACCTGTCTTTTGTCAGCGTCATGTTGCGACGCCATTTCAAAATCGTAATCCTCTTTATCCATTTCCGCTTTCGCATCAATTTTGGCCTGATCCATGCGACGTTCTTCGGCCATCTTCGCCACTACCTCAGCCCGTACCTTGACTATCTCAGCGCGCAGCTTTTCCGTTTGTTCGGCTTCGGCCTTGCGTGTCAATTCGGCTTCAATCGACAGCCGCAGGGTTTCTGCCTGTTTCGCTACGGCTTCATCAAACAACCGCTTATCTTCAATCGCTTTCAGCTCAGCCGCCATACGCTTTGACTCGTTCGCCGCCGGAGCGATACAGCGAATTATGTTGGCGGCATGGGCTTTGCAAGCGTCACGGCCTTTTTTGCTGCATATATCGAAAACAGCGAAACTGGCTTGTGCGGAGATAATATCCACCAACTTTTGTGGCTCGGTGTGATACAGAGCCACGTCGCTGATGTCGATAGTGATGGCCGGGGCAGTTTCTACTTTCGCCATGACATTTTGAGGCAATAATTCCCCGGTAGACTCGTCTATTAATACTTCAGGCATGAGCGGCCTCCTTGGGCATGAGTTTTTGTTTCATTTTGTCTTTAGCCTCGGTTAATGCTGCTTTTCTATCGTGCGGGACAGAATCCCATGCCGCCGACAACTGCGGTAGAGTCGATGCTGATTCGATGGCTTTTGCATAATCAACGGGCGGCTGTTTTTTCGCCTGTTGCTGTGGTGGCGCTTGCGACGCAGAATTGCCGTCATCATCATCAGCGGCAATGCCAGTAATCGCGCTGAAGGCATATCTTCTGGCATAAGTACACGCAGACCCTACTGACTGAGGATCGGGCTTCATGGACTTAATTGGATACCGTCCGCTGATAAACTCGCCTGATGAGTGCATTAATATTGTTTCCAAAAACAAATTCCCGGATTCATCAGTATCCAATACTTGAGCTACAGACAGCCCGTTGTCAGCAAGCGGTTTTTTGGCAGCATCGATAACTGAGGCTAAATCAGCATAGCGACTTTTGAAAAAATCATTTTTTACATCCTTTTTGGCATGGTCAAATAGACCTTGGGCCTTGCTTAAAGCGGTTGCCAGCTCTTTTATTGATTCAGATTTGCACATAAATTTCTCCACCTAAAACGGCAGTAAAGCTTCATTTTCGACGGGATGGCCGCCAAAAACTTTCATTTTCATCGGTCCGTAAAATCCGCTTTCGTTAGCTCGCTGTATAGCCAGTTTCTTTGCTGCCGCTTCGGTTGTAGCGTGAACTGTTGGGCAGATGCACACAGTATGACCGTTGCTTTTTGTTTCAATCTCGACTTGATAACTGTTCATTTCCTCACCCCAATAGTTTTTGATTGTCCATTTTTACGATATATCGCGAATTTCTCCAGGGGTTCGTAGGTATCTATAGTCCACCCCAATAACTCCAGATCCGCGCATTGTTCTTTGAATTCTTTGGTTGTCATTTCATTTACTCCATATCTTGGTCGTTAAAAATCATGCCAGTGCCGTATCGATGCATGTAGTCCAAATAATCGGTACTCAGCATGAAATCAGGTTGGTCGGCCTGTGCGATAGCGCTGGCCTGTACCGATTCAATAGCATGAAGAGTTACTGCGGTTGCCATGATCGCGAACAGGATAAAAGCGATCAGGGCGCGGGTTAGAAATTCCCGGATGATGGCCTTTTCTTCTAAAGCGCGCACTCTTGGTACCTGGTCAAAATTGAGTAGTTTCATTAGTCTTGCTCCACAATTAAGATCGCTTCGCTTGCATCTTTGATAAATTCTAAAAAATCATCAGCATCAGCATCTTCAACGATTACATCAATCGGTTTATCACCGGCCATTAGGTCAACTTTTACTATTTTCATTGCCGTTCTCCAGATAAATTATTATTGCTGACTCTTACGCATGTGTTGCGCGTAATCTTTCATCATTGTAAGTCCCCAGATATTTCTTTAATGCTATCAACTTGAGCCAAAAATTCAGCAACGGCAACATCAAGCATGGCTGTCTTTAATACATCAGGCAGCGACTTTTCATTAGCCATCTCCGAGCTAATTTTTAGATAGTCGCCGCCGTAGTAATAGCTGCCAGCAATCTTTGCGCTTTTCAGGTATGCGTCAACTTCCCCAGCAATATCTTGGTTTGCCTTTATTTTGTTATCGCTATGAACGCTTCTATCCATGTATCTATCAAAGGCTTTCCTTATGATTTCAAGGCCAATGTTTATTTCGACCTTGAAAGTGGCAATCTCTCTTTCTAATAGCTTTTGTTCGATTATTGATAATTCCATCATATTTCTCCTGTTGGTTAATTTTTTAAACAACCCTGAATCAAGATCGTTTAAAAAACGCCCTGAATAAACAGGGCGAGGAGGATTCACCTTTAGGAATGAATTTGTTGCGGTGACTATGTGTCTCCATTGGCGATAATGTTAACATCAAATTAACGTGAAGTACAACTTTTATTTTGCCTTCTGTCGCCGTCACGGCGGTTATATTGCTGTGGTGCTTTTGCGTTATTTTCCTTAAATACTTCAATTAACAACTGGATAGCCGCAGCCTGATCGGCTGTTATTGTTTTCTTATCCTCGGGTAAACTTGGCTCATCAATGCCGTTTATCAACCAGTTGACATTACAATGTAAGGCATTGGCGAGCTTTACCGCAGCATCATGTAACGGTATCCTCTGACCATTCCACCAGTACGACACAGCACCACCGGAGAATCCGATTTTTTCACCGGCTTCAACCCGCGTTAATTTGTCGTAGCCTAATGCTTGCATCTGGCTTCTAAAGCGTAATTTAAAATCACTGTATTCTTTTTTTGTCGGTTTGTGTTTCATGGTTTATACTCCTCAGTAAAAACATGTTACTATCAGGTAAACAACCAGATAAAATAAAATTATGGAAAACGAAAACAAGCTAATTAAATTCTTTGGCAATCAGAATAAAACCGCCATTGCCCTTGGTGTCACCAGATCGCACATGTCCAAATACGCCAACGGCAAGGGTAATTTTTCCGTCAAAATGGCAAAAAAAGCATCCAAATTAACGGATGGACAAGTTACTGTGGCTGAAATCCTTGGCGTGTAAGCCGCTCTCTTGGCGTAATGTTAATATATAATTAACATCGTCTAATGTAAATAAGTTTGAATACCTACCCTGGAGTTATTTATGACCGAACACACTAAACCTGATTACCCCGCGTTATTAACTCGTATCAAGAACGGCGAGAAAGTCCCCTGCACGGTCCTCCTGCACGGGCGTACGCTGTCGGTACGGGCAGGATGCATCAACACGATCTTCGGGGATCTGTACGAAATCTACGGAGAAAGCTCCTTGGGGACCGGAATTTTCAAGCGCGAAGCGGAATTCATTGAATTTTGCGAGAAATTGAACCTCAAGTTCGTCGAGCGCGACTTTCTGAAAGATACCCGTAAGTTACTGGAATTAGCACAGAACGCCGCCGAATTTGTGTCGATCCGATTGCCATTGAATACGGCGGCTGAGGTCGAGGAATTGCTGTTGTTGCTGGACAATCATGCAAGTTCAGTTTGAAAACTTGCGGTCAATGCAGTTCATTCAGGCCAAGCCCTTATAACCCAACATCCGGCAATGGCGGCTGTCAGGTGATGGAAAACTGGGAAGCAAAGCACAAGGAACGTGGAACCAAGCCTACGCCTAAAGCGATTGAAGGCGTTTACAGAGAGCTTGGCGGCACGTTTGGCGAAGCATCGTCACAGTGTCACCCGAAGCAAGACAAGAAGAATTGCCGCCGTTTTAAAGAGTTTTAAACCGTAACCCCAAGATTTGCAAGTCTAAAGCGTTTCATTCCTGCGCTGGGGTTATTTTTTTAGGGAATTTATTTTGGAGTGAAGATTATGAAAGACGCATTACAAACGAATTTGGCCCCCGATATTAATGACAATGAACAGTCAGAATCAGAGCGAATATATCTAATAAAAGATGAGATTGATTATTATGTGTCACTTCCTGTTGGGAAAATGGATGCAGTAACGCTAACCAATAGCAATAATAAAAAGCGTAGGGAGTTGGATTTTTACCCAACGCCTCCAGAAGTAACTCATGCATTAATGCAGTTTTTAGAGCTTTTACCTTGCACTATTTGGGAACCAGCTTGCGGTGATGGTGCTATGTCAGAGGTACTTGCTGAGTACGGGCATTATGTTAGATCAACGGATATTAGAAATACTGGATACAACACGTATGCAGTTGATTTTCTTTCTGAGAAGATTGATTGCGATGCGATTATTACTAACCCACCGTTCAATTTAAGCGAAGAATTTATACGCCATGCGCTAACACAAGCGCCAGTTGTTGCAATGGTTCTAAAAAGCCAATACTGGCATGCCAAGAAACGAGTCGCATTGTTTAATGAATATCCACCAGCTTATGTTCTCCCTTTGTCGTGGCGGCCCGACTTCTTATTTGATCAACGCAAAGAAGGTGGGAAAAAAGCAGCTCCCACTATGGAGGTTGCTTGGACGGTATGGATTAAAGGGAATACCAATACAAAATATAGAATTTTAAGTAAGGGGAATTGAAATGCAAAACGCATTACAGATTTTACCCGCAACAAAAACGATGACCTTGAAGGAAATTACTGGTCTTTTAAAGGTTGACCACAGCAAAGCAATGAAAAAAG